GGCGCAACGGTTGCTTACGCTGTCACTGGCAACGTTACAAACGTGTTTATCAATGGTGTGTACCAAAACCAAAATACATACACGGTTGCAGGCGGCATTTTGACGTTTAGCCAAGCACCACCGCTTACGTCTATCATTGAAATACAGACGAACTAAGGACTCATCATGGCCGATACCAAAATCTCAGCACTCCCCGCGTCAACGACTCCGCTTGCTGGCACCGAGGTGTTGCCAATTGTTCAGTCCAGCACAACCAGACAAGTCAGCGTTGCCAACTTAACTGCTGGCCGAGCCATTAGCGCAACTCAACTTACTTTGACCACGGGCAACTTGATTGTTGCCAGCGGTCAAGGCATCGATTTTTCTGCTACATCACATCCTGCTGGCATGACCAGCGAGTTGCTGGCCGACTATGAAGAAGGCACTTGGACGCCAGCAATTATTTTTTCTTCTAGCGGTGATTTAGCAATCACGTATAGCACTCAAACAGGCACTTACACAAAGGTCGGGCGGCAGGTCACGGTTACTTTTTCCGTTGCAACATCTTCATTCACTCACAGCACCGCAAGTGGTGTTTTGATAATCACTGGACTGCCATTTAACGCTGGAAGTTCATCCCCACACACTGCCACCACATCTTTCGTCCAAGGCATCACCAAAGCAAATTACACAAGTTTTGGTTTTTACAGCAATTCAGGTTCTGGCAATCTAACAAGCGCGGCTTGTGGCTCTGGTCAAGGATTTGACAACATTACCGCAGCCAATGTGCCTTCTGGTGGATCGCCGCTGATTACTTGCACTTTGACTTACTTTGTTTAAAGGTTGATTATGTCGCTCACCAAAGTAAGCTACTCAATGATTTCTGGCGCAATTGCCAACGTGCTGGATTTTGGTGCAGACCCCACTGGCGTTGCGGATAGCACTGCTGCAATTAACGCAGCCCTAGTTGCCGCTGATGTAGTGTATCTGCCTGCTGGTAATTACAAGGTATCGCAGATTGTTTTTACTGGGTCAGGCAATACTGCAATCTTTGGAAAAACTCTAGTGGGTTCGGGTCTTGGGCCTGTAAATATTATCGGATACGTTGCCGGTACTTCTGTAATTCGTTTTGGCACGGCTGGTGGATGGGATGACGAAACTAATTTGGAAGAGTTTCGGGCTGACTATTGCAACCTTGAAAACGTCACAATTACTGCAACTGCTGCATACACCTACGGAATTGAGTGCCAATGGCTGACCAATGCGTCTTGGAAAAATGTAGTTGTTTCAAGTGGTGGCAACATTGCATTAGGTTTGTATCTTGATTTTTCATGGGACAACGATTTTGTTCACACTGTTATTGCGGCTGAAAGCGGCGTGCAGATGGGTGTGCATGGGCCTAATCGAAACGCATTTCATGGATTACGAGTCGCTGGCGGTGGCACGTTAACCGGCATTGGCTTTGATTTTGGAGGTTCCGCAAACTCCGTTTTTGGCTTAGATGCTTCTGGCTACTATGCTGGCGTGGCGTCTAGCGTTGGTGGTTTTGGGTTGACAATTCACGGCGGTTATTTTGAGTCTAATGATTACGACATAAACCTAAACAATACCTCTGGCATTTCAGTAACTGGTTGTCGTTTTATTGTTGGCGTCAACAACAATATTGCAATCACGCAAGCGGGAAGCGCAAATGTTCGCGGGTTTTTAATAGCTGGCAACGGATTTACCAATAAAGCATCGTGCATTCGGCCTACAGCAAACACGCAGGAATGGGTTGCTCACGGAAATGAATTTGTCTCTTGTACAGCTACAATTGACCCCGTTGGCACTGGCGGAAATTACCATGTTTTTGAAAACTTTGAATTCCAGTTTGTTCCTGTATTTACAAACTTGGTGACAACCGGCTCACCAATTTTTTCTGGTAAATACATTCGTATGGGCAAAACCATTCGGTTTGTTGTTTTGATTGATGACAATGGCGGTACGACTTCATCAACAGCAGGTAGCACGTACTTTACTGGGCTACCCACTGGTGTCGCAAGCGCCGGTACTTTAGCCGCAGTGGATGGTGGTATCAATGACCTTGGAAATGGTCAGGTTTCTACGATCTATGCGTTCACACCATCATGGAGCGCAAATGGAAATACGATTACTATTAGCGGCTCCTACACCGTAGCTTAATTGATTGTTAAACCAAAGCCCAAGTGGATTCTTGGGCAAGACTAGGAGAAAACCATGCTTGAGAAAATTGAAATCGTTGACCGCATCGAAGTTGTCGAAAGCGGCGCTGTGCAAGTGCGCACCAAGACCGCTATCATGGAAGATGGCAAGCAAATCAGCGGCGCGTTCCATCGCCACGTTGTTGCCCCCGGCGACGACTACAGCAAAGAGGACACCCGTGTTCAAGGCGTTTGCGCGGCCCTGCACACTGCTGAAGTGATTGCAGCTTACAAAGCTGCACAGGCATAAAAATCTGTCGCATAATCACGGCACAAACTGTATCGGCCCAGTAGACCGAGGTTCCTTTGGAACGTGAAATGAATGAAGAAAACTTAGCGGTAGTTGACACCGCGCCAGCAGCCGAGGTGACGGCCACCACGGACACTGCACAAACCGCGCCGGAAGTCGCTGAGAGTCAGACCGAGCAAACACCTGAAGAAAAGAAATTTTCTCAGACTGAGCTTGATTCGATGATCGGCAAGCGCCTTGCCCGAGAGCAGCGCAAATGGGAACGTGAGCAGCAGGCCAAACAAGCAGAGATGCAAGTGCGGCAGTCGGTGCCCAAGGAACTCCCGTCAGTAGATCAGTTTGATTCGCCCGAGGTCTATGCGGAAGCATTGGCCACAAGACGGGCTGATGAGATGATCTACCAGCGTGAAGTCCAAAAGCAGAAAGCTGCGATTGATGACGCCTACCATGACCGTGAGGAAGAAGTACGGGCCAAGTACGACGACTTTGAACAAGTCGCCTACAACCCCCAGCTTCGAGTTACGGACGCGATGGCCGAGACAATCAAGGCAAGCGACCTTGGACCTGATCTGGCCTATTGGCTGGGCAGCAACCCCAAAGAAGCTGACCGTATATCCCGTATGTCGCCTCTTGGTCAAGCGCGAGAAATTGGAAAGATTGAGGCTAAGATATCTGCCGAACCTTTCCAAAAAAAGACCTCTTCTGCACCCGACCCGATCCGTCCGGTAAGCGCAAGGGCAGTCAATTCTGGTGTCACTGACACCACCGACCCACGGTCTACCAAGACCCTCGGTGTGTCGGACTGGATTGCTGCTGAGCGCCAAAGACAAATCGCCAAGATGCAGGCACTCCGTCACCGCTAATTTTAGGAATTCATCATGGCCAATTCGCTCCTTACCATTGACATGATTACTCGGAAGTCGCTCGAAATCCTCGAAAACAACCTTGTAATCACCCGCAACGTGAACCGACAGTACGACGACAGCTTTGCTGTTGAAGGCGCAAAAATCGGCTCAACACTGCGTATCCGTCTGCCCGACCGTGCTCTAGTCACTGACGGTGCCGCCTTGCAAGTGCAGGATGACAACGAGCAGTTCACCACCTTGACTGTCTCCACCCAACAGCACGTTGGTATCAACTTCACATCCGCTGAGTTGACCATGCAGTTGGACGACTTTGCAGAGCGTGTGCTAAAGCCTCGTATCAGCCAGTTGGCATCGACCGTGGACGCTAACGTAGCCAACACCTACAAGCAGATTGGTAACTCTGTCGGCTCCCCCGGCAATGCCCCATCGACTGCCTTGGTGCTGTTGCAAGCCCAGCAAAAGCTGAACGAGAACGCCGCCACCATGTCGCCTCGTTACGCTACCGTCAACCCTGCGGCCAACGCTGCATTGGTCAACGGCCTGTCTGGTTTCTTCAACCCCACAGATGTCATCTCTCGCCAGTTCAAGAACGGCATGATGGGTGAACAAGTGTTGGGCTACGAAGAAGTCAACATGAGCCAGTCGATCAAAGTTCACACCTGCGGCACCCGTGCTGCTACTGGCAATACAACTGGCGCTGCTGTGACTGCTGAAGGCGCAACCACCCTCACGTTGACTGTCGGTTCCGGCGAAACCATTACCGTTGGCGATGTGTTCACGATTGCTGATTGCTTTGCAGCTAACCCACAGACCCGCGAGTCCACCGGCTCGTTGTTCCAGTTTGTTGCTTTGGCATCCTCAACCACTACCACTACCGCAACCGTGACCGTGGCTCCGATCTTCTCAGCAGCCAATGCGCTTTGCACCGTGGTCAGCTTGCCTGCCACTGCCAAAGCCGTCATCTTTGTTGGTGCTGCTAGTGGCCAGTTTGCACAGAACATGGTCTACCACCGCGATGCCATTGCGTTCGCCACTGCCGACTTGTTGCTGCCCCAGGGCGTTGACATGGCCAGCCGTGCCGTTCACAACGGTATCAGCCTGCGCGTGGTTCGCCAGTACGACATCAACAACGACCGTATGCCTTGCCGTGTTGACGTTTTGTATGGTTTCAACGCCATTCGTCCACAGATGGCCTGCCGCATCTTCGGTTAATCTAAACCTCGAAAGGAATTATCATGGCACTCCCATCAGTCGGCGGCGGTTACCAAGTTGGTGACGGCAACTTGAATGAACTTGACATCTACGCAACAGCGGCCCAACAGACCGCAACTGTAACTGCAACCCTGACCGTTGCGCAAATTACGGGCAACTTGTTGGTGGGTAACCCCTCCACATCCGCTGCTACGTACACTTTGCCAACGGCAGCGGCAATTGACGCGGTTATGACCAACGCAAAGGTTGGCAGCACGTTCAATCTGATCGTGGTTAACATCGGCACATCCAGCGGCATCATCACGATAGCTGTTGGAACCGGCATTACTGCTGTGGGCAACCTTCTTGTTGCTATCACAGGCAGTGCAGCCGGTGTGGGCGGCGCGGCGCAGTTTATGTTCCGCAAAACCGGCACTGCAACATACGATTTGTTCCGCATTGCTTAATTTTTAAGCACTCAGTAAAACGGGGGCTTTGGTCCCCGTTTTCACATGGAAACCCCAAATGAACGTCACTCTTGTACACCCCTTGTATGGCGCCAAAATCGCCATCAACGCTGCTGAAATTGTTAATGATGAAAAGAACGGTTGGACGCGATACAATCCAGAAACACCACCTGTCCAGCGCACACGGCGCAGGGTGACCGTCGAACAGCCCAACGGCGCAACAGCTCCGGCAAGCGAAGAATCCGAAGGAACTTAAGTATGGCTACCACCGCAGGCGATCAGATCAACCGGGCGTTGCGACTGCTGGGTGTTCTTGCCGAGGGCGAGACAGCCTCTGCGGCCACCAGCCAAGACGCGCTGGTCGCGCTAAATCAGATGATTGACAGTTGGAACACCGAGCGCCTAGCAGTGTTCTGTACCCAAGACCAAGTGTTTACGTGGCCATCGGGTCAGATCAAAAGAACACTTGGCCCTACGGGTAATTTTGTAGGCAACCGGCCTATTCAACTTGACGACGGCACCTACTTCAAAGCCCCTAGCGGCGTGTCGTATGGCATCAAGTTTATCAACCAAGACCAGTACAACGGCATTGCGGTTAAGACCTCGACCTCGACGTTCCCGCAGGTGATCTTTGTCAACAACACGTTTCCTGATGTGGAGATGTACATTTACCCCAAGCCTACGCAAGACTTGGAGTGGCATTTTATCAGCGTTCAGGAGCTGTCGCAGCCTGCCACATTAAGCACCGATCTGTTCTTTCCCCCAGGCTACATGCGCTGCTTTGCCTACAACTTGGCGATGGAGATTGCGCCTGAGTTTGGCGTGGAGCCAAGCCCACAAGTGCAGCGCATTGCCATGACCAGTAAACGCAACATCAAGCGCATCAACAACCCATACGATGTGATGAGCCTGCCCTACGCTGTGGTGGCCAACCGTCAACGCTTCAACATTTACGCAGGCAATTTCTAGGAGCCATTATGACCACCATCGCCATTTCAGCACTGCCCGTTGCGACAGTCATCAACGCAGCAGACGTTATGCCCATTGTGCAAAGCGGCATCACCAAGCAGCTCACCAAGACGCTGTTGTTTACCAGCCCTACGTTGGTCACGCCAGCACTCGGCACAGTAGCATCTGGTGTAATAAGTGCCTGCACCAGCAGCGGCATGGTTATGGTTGCGCCGGTGTTGGGCACTGTGGCGTCAGGCGTCATCAGCGCTTGTACCAGCACCGGCATGGTTATGGTCACCCCTGTCATTGGTGCAGCCACAGGCACAAGCCTGACAGCCACAGGCACAATTGTTTCAACTGGCGTGGCTGGCATAGGCTACGCCACAGGTGCAGGCGGTACTGTC